CCACCGCCTACTGCGTGTAATCGTAGGTATTCTTATGGGTCAAGCAAACTATGAAAACCAGACTTAACTGGGTACTCTTTTATTTCTTGAATCATTTCTTCACTACGTAGAAGAAATCAAATTAAATAACAATAACGTGTGCGTAATGTGCACAACTCAAAAGAAATATTGCCCTTCTTTGGTGCCTTTCGGAGCTATGATTGGTGTTGGAGCAACACCACTTCTCGTCCAGATAGACACTTCACGACCATCATGTACGACAAATAGACCCGGCTTTGCTGGTCCATGTTTATTCCACTTGAGCAGCTGAAACAACAAGTCGGAATATTGCTCACGGAATGCAATGATTGCCTCATCACAAGTGTGTTCATGTAAATGTTCCAGCTCACAATGATCGCATCCATCGTCATCAACATGACAGTCAGGGCATACGTAATCTTTTAAAATTACGTCATCTTCTGCATCAATTCCAAGGAAATCCACCTTTGTCATATCACCAGATGAATGTTTTATGTAGTACTCTTTTGCTTGAAAAGATTGCAGTTGCGCTTTGCGCAACCCAGGATGTTGGTAAGTTTCAATGATTGTGTGAGATTTCGGTTTGCTTGACCCAACCGAAATTGCTCCGTGATTTGTTTCTTTGAAAGCTAGTGGCTTTAACCCCACTAGTTCGAAGAATGTTGCCATGGTATCACCTAGTAGCGTCCATGCAATGTATACTTTCCTTGAAATGTCAACATGAAACGATCACCATCTTTCGCGCCAGTGACCACGTCAACCTCAGTGAACGTGTAGAAGAAGACAGGACGACAACCATCCTCACTTGAGGGCCCTTTCAATATGTCCTTCATTGTGTCATCAAAAGCGCAAGGAATGCCAACTCGTACTGTGCCAGGATCACCCGTCCCGCCATATGTCACATCTATGGCTCCATGCAGAGCTATCATTTGTTCGACTGTGGATGGCGTCTCTACTCCAGCTGCTGCCCAACCACCATAAAAAGTGCACATACGACCATAGATCCCAGCACGAGGTGCCAACCGCACTTCAAGTTCCTTCCACACTGCCACCGGGTGATGACGCAAGAGTTCTTGCGCTCCAACATTGTTCCATGGTTCATATCGTGTGACTTTGCCGAATGACGTTGTGAGCGTTGTTGCTGCCTTTACTTGCACGGCCCCTGCGAATTTGTAATCCTCTGGCCCACCATATTCATTAATCAACCTAGATGCTGTAGTACTCGGCATCATGCAATTGTACTTGCGTCAAATTGTGCAATAAGTTTGTCAAGTTTTGCACGTTCTGACAAGAGTTTGCCGATCTCAAGATTGATTGTCGGGCGTTGAGAAGAAATTGCCTTAGTCAACGTTATTTGCTTCTTCTTGATCTCACGCGCCACCTCCAAACGGCGAGCGCGCACACCGTCTTCTTCGTTTGACGCAGCAGTAATCTGAGATGTAGTTGGGGTATCAATGCCAGCCACAGACTCTAGATGTTCCAAAGAATCTGCACAACTTTCGAGAACAGCGGCCTGTGCTGTTGAAATGAAATGGCCCTCGTAATGTCCAATTGTGATCGTTGTCGAATTGAATTGTTGAATGATATTCCGGATAGTATTTGCTATGCTGGACTCAGTATCCATTGCATATCGGAATCAGGCAAGTTGTAGTGAGCATACCGATCTCGATGGAGTTCGAGTGTTGAGTACCAATCAACATTAAATCGGGGTGTTTGCACCTTAAGCCGAACGTCATGAGACCGGAATTCGACCGACACGCGCATCCGTCCTCTCGGGCCGGATATCGCTCCAGAAATGAGGTTTGGAGTGAATACCGCCTCGCCTCGCTGCAATTGCAGTTTCGCGATGCCAATGGAAATTGCTCTCGATTAGCCGACCGTGTCTCGCCAGAATGACTAACCTTTGTGTAAGCTTGAGTGACCTACTCGGTTGGTTTTTGGACTAGCATAGCACTGCTCAAGTGGATGTACCTTATCTTTCGATATTCCGGCCATTTCACTATGCTCTTACTCAGAGGCTCTGTATTTGGTCTCGTACAATAAGACGACTACATTTTACGTCGATAGTTGGACGTTACTGCTTCATTCAAAGTCTGTAATCACAACATCTTTGGAATCTGTAGCCTTCCAAGTTATTGTCCGTTTTCCAAAAGCACCATGCATTATCAGCGTGTTGGGCACAACAGCCAGAGCATGATCTTGATACACGACAACAAAACTGCGCGAAATTTTTCGCCGATCCATCATATCCAATAGACGTTTACGACTACGGTTAGCGAACGGCACATTTATCAGTACCAGCGGTACCCGATTTTCTCTGCAGGCGTGTAGGCTAGTAGTTTGATTCACTGGTCCGCGGTACGTGGCAATCGCATTGATTGCTTGGACGTTAGTCGCAACACAGTTTGCCAGTGCGTAACCAAAACAACCACCATTACGCTCCCGTACGGTGTATTGTCTTGGTTCTTCGGCTTTCAGTTCGTCAGGCAAAGCTTGAAAGGATGTGTTAGCAATTGCAATAGCGCGGGTCCACAAGTCAAACACCACAGTTGAATCACCGCCCCAAACCAAACACCTAGCTTCACAATATGCTTGCAACCCGTGCTTTGCTGCCAATGCCTCGATTCGTTTCACGTCAGCTTGTATCCCTGCGTGTTGGATTTGATTTCTCTTACGGTACGCATACTTAAGAATTGTCCGTAGAGCTTTGTAAACCACAAAGCGATTTGGCAATACAGCGCGACTGATGAACGTCACTCCACTCTCGCGTTGTGAGCGTTCCTCCTTTTTCCATGTCAACCCTTTATTCGCCTTCAATGTGTCAGTTAACCCATGCCCTCGCCAGCTAGGCTCGCGGTCCATGGTTACATCATCGCCACTTTGACAGATTCGCACATCTTTCAATCTTGCGACACTTATGAGTGAGCTGAATGCCATGATTTTGTTGATGATCAATGTCCACGGATCACCTGATGCTAGTGCTTTGTTCAGCACGAACTTGAAAGGAGTTGCCATCATTCGTACCTTTCTTTCATCACGAATCTCTTTAGCCAAGGCTCCCAATCCCATTTTGTCTGATGCAAGCTCAATGAATACTGATGCCACGATAACATGCACAGCTCGATGTGATGAATCTTGTTTCTCGATGTCCAATTCATAAGATTCATTGAAGGTTGCTAAGACGTCCTCAACCTCTTCTTCCCGATATCCAACTGGGGACAACTTGCCGGGTTGCATGGAGCGCGCCCATGCGTGTGTCAGCGCGTCGCAAGTGTCCGCAAATATGGCCTGTTGCATGTCACTTGCAGATACCACTCCTTGTGCTTTTAGCTCTGATGGACCATCGCTCAAGATCGTTGGTTTTTTTCCGAACTCTGGCTTCAAGAAGGCAAATGACAACACTGAAGCAGCTGTCTCGTATGATGCATAACAACCGTCAATAACTTGTTGACGTGTTTGCCTTGTCACGGCCGCTCGTTTCGAGTTATTCAAGTGCGCGAAGAAGGTCTTCTTATCAATAACCTCATCAAACAACCATTCAACAATTTGTTCGGCGTCCTGATAATCTCTCCAACAGGCTTTTACGTCAGGGACACTTCTTGTCAATGCTTGTACTTGATCCGCGCCGGGTACGTCACGTGGTTGGAATGTATAGTGATCAAACCTGTCTGAGCAAGTGATGCCCTCATCGCGCATGGTAACTCCGCTGGTCAATTCAACATTTGTGCGTATCTCTGAAGTTGACAACGCTTCACCAGTAGAATCAAACACTGTTCCAACTGTGACAGGGTTGGTAAGTGCTTGTTCTTGTAGTCCTGTTTCTATCATGTTTGGCTCGTGGATATGATCCCATGATGATTCTGATTCTGCTCTAATCTCGCAAAAATCCCAAGAAGTACCGCCCATTACCACAGTTGTAGGGAGACGCCCGTTCACTGTTGTGTCATCGAACCATTGAAAGCAACGCAATGCTTCAATGCCCTCAATCACGAAAATTGTTTTCTTTCGTGCTCGAGTATACCCGACGGCGCAATGTGCTGTTTGGTCTGCTAAGCTCAACCATCGCAAGTCACCCACTAACGCTCTTCCAATTCCGTGAATTATTGAATTTTCCGATCTACGTCCTTGACACTCATGTACTGTAGCTCCTTGCAATCCACGTGCACGTATCATCTCTTTGCCAATTTGAGTTCCTTGCATGGTGATATCACCTTTACCTGGCAACAATGTGTCATTTGCTGTCAAAGTATAGCATAAGCTATTGCAATCAGATGATCCACAAAAAAGGTTTTCCACAAACACATCTGTAGTTGTGGTATTTAAGTACACCACAGCTGCATCCCAACCAACGAACGTGGTCGGTGTGATCATGATGCATGGGGCTTCTTGTGCAACCAGGCGTAACGTGGTCGGAGAAAAGACATTCGAAATTTGTCTGCGATCGCCTATCGTAATCACGCCACGTGCGCGGTGGTGCCGATTAGCTATGGCTTGCAAATGCTCCGGATCAAATGCATAACATTCATCAATGATCACATAGCGTGACGCGTATTTTGTGATCAATGCTTCGTGTTGTGTTACTACAGTAGCGCGTCGAACTGGATCAAGTTTACCAAGATTGGCCTGCCATTCCTCTTTCAATTCCCTTGTTGGCACGACTACGAGATCATTGTTGCTGATCCACCCTCGTGGACCTTTCGACTTGCCGCCCATAGCGAGACCAGTTATGTGAGCCAACCAATTCCGCACTGGTTCCTGTTCAAAGAGGTGTTGTGACTTGCGCAACACGTCCGAAACGTAATCAATGTTTGCGCTAGCCATTTGTGCTTGGTACCATGGGATCATTGCAGCACCATTACACAAACTGGCCCCTAGTCCTGCAGCATAAGTAGCTTCAATCAATGCAAATTGTATTCGTTCACCTCGAGCGTCTGGTGAAACGTAATTGGGACCTGCGAGATTCTCGTCACGTACTGTATCGCCATGTTGCAAATCCATCAACGCATGGATAGGTGAGAAATCATAAACTCCACCAACTTGTTGCAATTTATGCAGAACATATTGGCCGTTCGCAGATTGCAACCTAATTGTGCCAATCTGGAATGACTCCCGAATGTCTTGTTGGTCAATAGGACGTAACGGAATTGGTATCAATTCAGGCGTTCCATCCAACGAAAAATGCATTTGTTCTTGGCATGGCTCCGGCGTCACAACCAGTTGAGTCTGCAACAAATGAATCATTTTCTCCTTCTGTGTTGGACTCACTGTACGACGATCACAGCGGAACGCATTCAGCAACGTACCAGCTGCTGTACACCTCTGCACACTAGTATTGAACTTCCCAAGGAATAGTTTGATTTCAGAGAGGAAATCCGAGTATGGCAACTCGGCATTCAATCCCAATTCTACTATCTGCTCTTCAGGTATCAGACCTAGCTCACGGATACGCTCAATTTCAACAGCAGGGTCGAAACCAAAGATGTTGAAAAACGTCTCTACGATATCAATCGTTGCAGCTTGGAAATCCAGATCTTGCGCCTTCTGGACTCCAACCCAGAACCGCGTCAACTTTTGTTGCCGCCAATCCACACTATCCAGGAATCGTTGTGCATTGCGCATTGCATCTGGCCGTCCCATTATCCTACAGGCTGTCACAACACAGTCTAACAGCACATGTAGACTCTCCACAGCCAAACGCACCCCCAACGCTCCAGCAACTGTCGCCAAATCCACGTAACTGAAGCCTTGGATCCATGCCTCCGAATACACCGTCTCAATTACGCTGAACCAGCGCTTGGGGTCAGCTATCCAGCCATACAGCGACTCCCATGTGCTGATGACCACATTGAGTGCCGAAGTTGGCTCAATTTTCGCCCCGAAATGCTCTTCCATGGCACGCTCTGACATTTGGTCCAGTGTCATTTGCCCAATGTCTGTACGATACAGTCGAAGCAACGTCTCCATACTTGACATTGCACCCAACGCCATGGCTCCCGTGGTGGTTGCGCTCAAGGCGGCAGCCACGCCCGAGTATATAGAACGTTTTACGGTTGCGGACCCACTTGCCGGCCTCAACTCTTGCGCATGGTTCTCCGCAAGTGCATCTTGCACCTCTGAGTATACTTCGATCCACACAGCAAGCGCCTGGGCCTCTGTCTCTGACAACGATAAACGAGGTGTTACTTGTGTCCCAGAAATTGAGTATGTGACCACCGACTGTCGCAATACGATTCGAGCGACGCCCTTATCCTTAATTGCTTGGGTACGATATGTTGCCATCACCCTATCGAAACCTTTCTTCTCGACTAGTACCACCGGCCTAGACATGTCTGGCATAATTAGCCTCACGAAATAGTAATGCTCATACGACGGCAAACACCTTGTCGCCCAACCACCTTTGACAAGTGTCAATTCATGATACTGAGATGCATGATCCCCGAAAATGATTGTACGCCGAAGTGCATGACCACTCGCATACGTTGGTGCAAACACTTGCCGTACATTAGAGAGATCTTGCACGTAATCCCCACCGTCATGAAATGAAGATACAACTTTGCCAAAGGACAGTTCTGTAGTCATCTCTGTCAACGAGTCATACACCTTTCGACCCATGATCACACGCCAATCGATTGAAAGCATTGATAAACCATGATACACATCACTAGCAACCATGAACTTTGTCAACACACGCGCGTCAATGCTAGGTTCGATATTGATCAACAAGATACTTGTCACCTCAAATCGTTTGAAGACTCCTGCAGCACGTTGCCATTCCCGTGTCTTGATCAACCTCCCTGCCCGTGCTGCTGCATCACGGACGAAACACATAGGGCTCTTGCATTGCGAACAATGTTTCTTTCGACGCGATAGGTCTAGAGCGTCCTCGAACTCCCAAATCACAGCGCGAGGGAATACATGCATTTCTGTATGACTTGGGGACACCAAACCGACAATTGCCCCTTCCAGCACACGTGCCGCATGGTCAAGCCCTGCTCGCCGGATAGTCGCCGCCACTCTATGTTCTTCGACTCTCGGCGAATAGCGCATCGGCCCAACCATACCCAACAGGCGGTGATACTGAGCCGAAGATGGTGGAACAGATGTAGCCACTCCTTCAATAAAAGTATCCAGAGCGATCCCCGCTCGTTCTTCAATTGTCCCTAACATCTCCATCCCGGACAATAACACTTTAGAAGCTTCGAGCGCCGAAACCACATTCATCTTCCGTTTCAACCCATGACCTGCTACATGCTCAGCATCCCCTGGGATTGCTCTCGCTCCCCGAGGCAAACCGACCCCAGATAGTGCCGGTAAGATCGGGCCTTCGAGTGCCATACCATTCACATAGCGGCTTGCTTGTCCTTTCAACTGACCAGTAATTGGCCATCGACGCGAGATCTCACGCGCCTGCGTCGCAAAGGCTTGAAATTGTTCGGAACTCCCCACAACATCCTCATCTGCTAGATCACACAAACGCACACTCGAGCACTCCGGCCACGTAGCATGCCAATATGCCCCTTTCCATATGACGTGGAAGTCATACCCTTCTTCACGCAACCATTTAGCAGACGGGTAACGTTTCAACTTTCTGTTACCTGGGTGAGCCAGGTAACAATAACCATCTATATCCGCATAGAGGTCATAATATGAATGGTAACTGAGATAAACGAGCCCAGTCAGAGCGAGGATGACATAGGGGTAGATGAGGTATGGCATATACGAAACCACCGAGAGCACAAACATGTTGGACCGTCGGATGTAGATGTATTGTTGAG